TTGATATTGCTTTCATATCATCTGTAAAATTAGGTGTCCATAAATCTAGTGTACCACCATCTTCTGGTTGCAAGTCTGGTGCTAAATTTACAATGACCGTATAACAATTACCTACTTCAGCAGTAGGATAAACTTTATTAGTGCTTTTATTATATATATCAATATAAGAATCAGTAAGGTCAATACCAGGGTTTACTTGTTCCCAAAGGTCTCTAACCCAATCTTCAATAAGTAAATTTTTTGCTATTCCGTTTTGATATTTTTCTAAAGCACTTTCATAATATCTTTTGATATCGTTTTGAGGTATTGTATCATCAGTATGTCGTATAACTTGACTATAGTCTCCACCTATTAGAGCATCAGCACTTACTGTAAAAACTTTACCAGTTTTAGTATCTGTAATCTCAAACTTACTAGGTTGCTCTGGGTTACCTATTGATTCAATATCAAATTTGCTTTCGTTTACATCAATACCTGATTCTTTTAAAGAAGTATTATCGCCTTCGACCACACTTCCCATATCAACTACTTTTGTCATCACCAGTCTCCTCTTCCTCTTCAAATAGTATCATGGTAATTAAACTGTAGATTGCCATGTCCATTAAGGTATCTTTAATACCTTCTTCTTTAAATTTAAATTCACCTTTCTTGATAAAGTTACTTATACGAGCATACTTATCACCCATACGAATAACAGAACCTTTCCAAGCAGAAATACCAGATAATTCTGACAGTCGAAAGTTAGCAAAGATATCTTCATTTGCACCATAATCATGTCTCTTCTTATCGTGCAACTCTCTTATGACATCTAAAATTTCATAAAACCTTTTACTTTGTTTATTCAAATTATCCATTATATTACTCCTAGTGTCAAGAAGAAAGGAATGCCACCTTGGGCAGCCCATTCTTTGTGTTCATTTTGATGGTCACAAACTCGTTGTGCTGGACCTTTAAATTCAGATTCAACAATAATACTGCCAGTTGGTTTCTCAATGCACAGCCAACGAGTTTTATTAGCATTAATACTAACTCTTCTTACTTCATAAGAAAAGTTTGATTTCTTTGCGACCGTTTTTCTCATACTTACTCTTTTGTTTCAGTTGATACAGGTTCTTCAACAGCTTCTTCAGCCTTAGGTTCTTCAATTTCAGCAGAAGATGGTACATTCTCTTGAATATATTTTGCATGATGAGCAACAATAATCTTAGCATTCTGTACGTCTTGCATTAGATTATTAATTTGTTTTTGGTAACTAGTTACCTGCAGTATTGCCTGTTTTACTTCTGGTGTGAATTGAGTTTCATCATACCATTTGTCGTTTAGTTTAATAGCCATATTATTTAATCTCCTTAAGGTTATGGTTTATGGTTATACTTTAAAATCTGAGAACTGTCCCAGTTTTTTAAACTTATCATTAGACGATAGTGTATCTTGCCCACTATCAACTAAATCGGTTTGTGCGTTTTGTTCTACATCATAAAAACGCATTTTAGACCTATCAACACCAAGTATAAATTTTCTATTTACAGTTGGGTCGTTATATCTATTCTTTAATTGTTTGACCATTATCTGGTTCTTTTCTTCTAGTTCTTCACTACTAATTAAAGCAAACATAAAGTCTGCTGTTGCAGGAAGACCAAAACTTTCTGAGGTATCTTCTAGACCTACATCACTACTCACAAAACCACCTCGTGTTGTTTGAGTAGCAGAGAAAATAGGAATATCATATTCGACAGCAAGACCTCGTAATTCTTCAGCGATTGCTTTAATCATTGTATAACTATTTACATTTGAACCAGACTTAAATCTAGCCGATGTACATATATTTAGATAGTCAATAAAAACGATATCAGGTTTAAAAGATTTCTTTAATGCTAATTCACTAAGCAAGTTTTTAAAATGACCTGTGTGAGCAGTAGCAGTAGGATATTCTTTGATAATTAATTGACCTGTTGTTTTCTTTTGTAACTTATTAATCTTTGTTTCATACATCTTATAAGGCAATTCTTCTAAATCACTCATACCGACATTCAATAAGTTTGCGTCTATTCTTTCAGCAATACGTTCTTCAGCCATTTCTAAAGTTACATACAATACATTCTTACCTTGTAATAAAACAGATGAAGCAAGGTGTGTCATAAACATTGTCTTACCAACACCAGTACCTGCAAGACAAATGTTCAAAGTGTTACTTGGGATACCACCTCTTGTAATCTTATTAAAAAACTCTAGGTCTAATTCTAGTCTTTCTTCTTTTCTATTGTAATACTCATATCGTTCTTTTGATTCTTGCAAATAATCATGACCAACTTTTTGGTCAAAGGATACTGAAAGAGCAGTTGACAATAATTCTGGAAGATATTCTGGTGTATGTTTCTTATCTTTACCATCTATAATTTGTATACCATTTAAAATTGCATTGTGAATAGAACGGTCTTTACAAAACTTTTCTGTTGTCTCAACTAACCATTCTAGATTAACTGGTTCAGGATTTAGAGTAGATAATATATCAGTAACTTGTTTATACTCATCTTCATTAATAGATTTATTACTATTGATTTCTATTGATAAGGATTCTTTTGTAGGAAGATTATTATACTTATTAACAAACTTATATATTTCTGCAAACAATACTTTTTCTAATCTATCAGTAAAGTATTCTTCTTTAATAAAAGGTAAAACTTTTCTACAATATGCTTCATTGTGAATTAAGTTTCTAATCGCTGTTCTTTCAATTCTTTCCATTACTTACCTTCTTTTAACTGTTCACCAAACCAAGTACCCGATAACTGTTCATCAAGCAATACAACTAGAATATCACCAATATGATTTACAAACTCTTGACTTTCTGTATCAGCCATAATATTATTTTCAATAACAGTATAATCAAACACCATAGGTAAAGCACCTTCTGGTGTCTTTTCTTCTTCTGGTCTAAAACCTACGTTACCATATTTAAGAACTATACTTGCATATGGTCCACTCATCAATTGAATTGCTGTAAAGTCTTCTCCTGGCTTTTCAACAAATACATAATCTTCTCTATGTTTAGGACTGGTCGTCTGGTGTATCGCTGGTGTCTTCGGCTTCAACTATATCTCCATATTTAAATTCTTTAGTACAAACTTCGTCTAACTGTTTAAGTATATCCGGTGTGAAATACTTTTCAGGATTATTATTAATTGTTTTACCAAATGTTTTAGTGCCATCAGGCAATTCAACTCTTGTTGATACTGATTTAAATATACCATGTTTCAATGCTAAATCTAGCAACCCATAATATCTATCTAAACCTTTGTCATAAGTTAATCGAACATCTACTACTTTATTTTCTTTTGTCAATCTAGATTTATAATTTTTACAATGTATTATATTACCAATAATTTCTGTGCCGTCTTTTTCTTTTCTCTTTGACAGATAGACAATTGAACTAGCCGCATACTTCAGACCAGAACCACCACCCATTTCTTTTGTTGGGAACATACTACCGACAACATCATAAGTATGATTTGTTATGATAAGAGGAACTTTTGCCTTACCTAACTTTAATGTTAATACTCTAAATGCAGCCTTAACAATTTGTGCCCTTGTCATATCTCTAGTTTCTTTACCTGCCTGTGTATCTTCCATTTCTTTAGTTGTTGATAACATGCCTAGAGAATCTAATACAAGTAACAATGGTTTTTGTTCTGACTTATCTTGAGCAATATATTTGTCTAATACTGTAATCGCCTGATGTCTAAACTCTTGAACAGTAGTAACTGGCATTACAACCATACGCATACTATCAATATCTCTTTCTTCTATAATCTCTTTTGTAACTGCTGATTCTGATTCAAAAAATATAACACCACCATCTGGATTCTGGTCGAGAAAGTTTTTACACATACCCAATACAAAAAAGGTTTTACCTGTGGCACTCTCACCTGCAATAGCAGTTATCTTGTTTGATGGTAGACCTTTGTTTATACCACCACCTAGTAATGCATTGAATATATAAGAACCTGTATCAATAAAATCTGTCACATCACCTGACGCACCGTCTGATACTAAACTAGCATATTCATTTCCAGTTTCTTTAATTACGTCTTTTAAAAAATCACTCATTATCTACCTCCTCTTACATTCTTTTTGTTATTATTATACAGTATGTATAATCTTTTGTCAAGCAAAAAACTCATCTAAAGTTGCCTTTCTTGAATTTTTAAATAGGTCTGTTTCTGGACCAAAACACCAAACATTTTCTATGAACATCTTATTCATAAAGTCAGCCTTTTCTTTTTCATCTTTAAATAGTGTATCTGATTTTGGTCGTTGCATAATTCTCATGCCAATCTGACCAAGAAATTTATCTTTAAAC